CTCTAAGGCTGGCTTCAGTAGAAAGTTCTACGTGAGCGAGGATGTCCTCAATTGTTTTTGGATTTTTCTTTTTCATATCTTTATATATTGTAGGAAAGAGAAGAGAAAATAGGAAGGCTTAGGACCTTCCCATACTCTTAGCTGCATTCTTGTACTCAGATCTCATCCAAGCAAGTAGGAAGCTCGACATAGTACTGATTGATACTACAACAAACGCTGCCACCACAGTGTCCTCTCTTTCCAAGTACTGACAACAGTACAACATTCCAAGAACAAGAACAACGATTCCTACGCTACACAATGTAGCTAGTCTTTCATATTTTTTTACAAGTGTATTCATACTACCGAGAAGAGACTATCACTCTTTATTTTACCATAGGGGGTACACCGACTTGTTTTTTGTAGGACGGGGGGCTTGAGGGAGTGTCCCCCACCCTCTCATGGATATAAAAAAGTTGGTCTGAAAATTTTGGAAAAAATTTTTTTAATTTTAGTTTACCTTTGACCCCATGAACTTTATGAAAAAACTAATTTTTATTTTATCTTTCTTTCTTTCCTTACAGGGGTTTTCTCAGAGAGACTCTGTCTTTATACGTACCTCTATATATTCTTGTGTTTACTCAGAGGTGTTACAACAGCCTAAGCGAGTATGGTACACAGTTCAATGTCCTAATGGAAGTTATCCTAGAAAAGGAATGGACTTCTATACAAACGACTCTATAAGAACGAGTGACGGTAAGGACTATGAGAATAATGTATGGGATAAGGGACATTGTGCTCCAGCGGCAGACTTTAATTGTGATAGAGATAGATTGTGGGCTACTTTCTCTTATCTTAATTGTGTCTTACAACATGAAAGGTTAAACAGGGGAGCTTGGAGACTCTTAGAAGTCAGAGAAAGGGAGTTGGCTAAGTCTCAAGTAGTAGAGGTAGAGATTAAGATGGTCTACTCTAAGAACTCTCAAAGGCTTGTAACAGGAGCCACAGTCCCCGATGGATTCTTAAAGACTATTAAGTACGGAAAAGTTAAAGAGGTTTACTACTTTAAGAACGAAGATCCAGGAACCACGGATTATTTAAGGTTTAGGAAGTAATTAAGTAAGTTTAATTAAGTTTCCTTAAGTTTCCTTGACTTATTTTTTTAAAGAACTATTTTTGTTCTTAGGGGGAGGTCTGTGTTTTTTGGAGTTACGATTGTTTTGTGACTAGTTTCTTTAGCCAGTTTAATTGTTAGGTTCTGGAGGGTTACTAGGTAGGGATCAGATCTTTCTCCTTTCATGTATTCCCCTACCTAGAACCCTCTTTCTATTACATGAGAAATAACTTCTTTCTAACTCCTGGCTACGCTACAGACTTAGTAAATGTAATCATTAAGGGATTCTCGGAGAAAACTTATGTTTGTCCTCATGACTGGCAACAGTTGTACGCTTTTAAAGAAAGAGTAGGGATAAAGATAAGAAGAGAAGGACATAAGTGGTTTGTTCTTCTTAGAGGAGGAGACAACTACGGAGGAGAATTCGAGACTCAGGTCATAGAAGACAACTCTGTTACGTGTTCTAAGCCAAGATTTGAGGGTCCCTACCAGAAGTTAGGCTTCTTAAAGTACGAAGGTCAGTCAGCTAAGGGTACTTTCTTAGAAGATGGCTACATTTTAAACGAAGAAGGTCAGTATATAGTATACGAATAAGCACATGAATTACAAAGTTTCCCAACTACAACCACTTACAGGTCCTGAGATTGCAGGAGAAGACCTCTTATTATTAATTGATGTCAATCCTACTACAGGAAACGTAAGATCTCGTAAAGTTACAGTAGAGGATTTGGTAGACTTTCGTCTTCTTAACTCTGGTTTAAGTAATTTTGTTTTATTATCAGGATCTTATGCAGATCCTTCCTTCATTACTTCGTTAGACTGGAACAAAATCATCAATACTCCAGACACTCTTGCAGAATATGGCATCACAGATGCCTATACTAAGACAGAAGTGGACAATTTATTAGACACTGTAGAAGGAAATCAGATTGCTTCTATGTCTATTACAGGAGCAGAGACCAAAAACTTAAACTTACATCAAGCAGATGGAGGAGTTATAACTGTTTCTTACGTAGATACCTATACTCACACCCAAGGAGCACCCGCTAGTACCTGGACTATTACCCATAACATGAACAAATACCCGAGTGTTACTATTGTAGATTCAGCAGGAACTACCGTGGATGGCTCGGTAGATTACACTAGTCTAAATTCTGTAACTATTAACTTCTGTGGAGCGTTTAGTGGCAAAGCTTACTTTAACTAAAATAAAACAAAACAAAATAAAATAAATAGCCATGGCAAAAAAATTCTTATCTGGCATAGACCTCAATAAATGCGAACTGCAGAATGCGGTCATTCAGAACTTAGGTACAGCACCTGGTTCTCCTGCCGCAGGTCAAGTCTACTTCAACTCTACTGTTGGAGACAAGTCTATCTACTTCTATGATGGTACATCATGGATTGACGTGGGGGGTGATTTAAGGTCAATTGTTGCAGGTAATGCTATATCTGTTAGCGGAACCCGAGATATTACCGTAAACGTCCTCTATGATGATTCTTCTATTGGTAAAAACGGTTCTAATCAGCTTTACATTAAGGCAGGTGGTGTTACCAACGCAATGTTGGTTAACTCTTCTTTGACTGTTACCGCTGGAGCAGGTCTTACAGGTGGAGGTTCTATCTCTTTAGGTGGATCAGCTACCTTAAACATTGGAGCAGGTACAGGTATCACCGTAAATGCTGATGATGTAGCGTTGGATACCACTTCTACTCGCAACACAGACCACTCTGCAGTTACTTTGACAGCAGGTGCAGGTTTGACTGGAGGAGGTGACATCACAGCTTCACGTACTTTTGCAGTAGGTGCAGGAACTGGTATTACAGTTAACGCAGATGACATTGCTGTAACTGGTGCTAGCTCATTGACTACCAACTACTTAGCTAAGTGGAACGGTACAGGATTTGCAAACTCCACTATTACAGATGACGGAACCACAGTAACCATTGGTGGTAACTTAACTGTAAACGGTAGCATTACTTACGTTAACTCTAACACAGTAGAGATCGGTGACTCTATCATCTTGTTAAATAGAGATGAGACTGGTACTCCTTCACAGAACGGTGGTATTGAAATTGAGCGTGGAACTAGTACTAACGTTTCTTTCATCTGGAATGAGACTAACGATTACTGGTCTACTATTGATCAGCCCTTCCACGTAGGTTCTATTGCTGACGCTACCTCTGCTTATACAGGAAACAAATACTTAGTTTCTGACGGTGGTGTAATTAAATACTTGAGTTCTGCTGACTTAGCAGGTGACGTAATTACAGGAATTACAATCAGTGGCTCAAATGGTATTACAGTTTCTGGTTCAGGAACAACTTCTATTACTGTAAGTGGTGTAAACGCTACTACAAGTGCAGCAGGTGTTGTAGAATTAGCAACAAGTGCTGAGACTTTAGCAATGTCTAGCACTACTTTAGTAGTAACTCCTTCAGGATTAGCTGCTTTACGTTATGCAGTAACTGGTCCTGCAGCTCCTGGAACTAGCTTTGTAGTAACTCACAACTTAGGAACTTTGGATGTAATGGTTCAAGTTTATGAGGTTTCTAGTGGAGAGACTATTGAGTGTGATGTAGTTCGTACAACTACTAACGTTGTTACTTTAGGATTCTGTTCTCCTGTTGCTACTAATGCTCTCCGAGTGTTGGTAATGAAAATTGCTTAAATTGCATAATTTAATTAAAAGCTTATCTTTGCTAGGGGCCTAAAAACCCCTAGCTTCTTTACATAACTAGCAAATGAAGTATCTAAGTGTACAAACTTTTCAGTGCGGTATATCCGTATCAGGAGCAGCAACTTTTACTGGAGGCGCTACTATAAATCTACTTGCTCTTAATGGAGCAACAACTTCTTCCGAGGCAAGTTTATTTTTAGGTGCTCACGGTACAAACGAAGGAGGTCAGTTAGTTCTTCAAAAAGGAACTAGTAACACTTATGCTGCTCACTTAGATAACTACGCAGATCAGTTCCGTATTCTTTACGGTACTAACACAGGTTCTGCTGGAGTAGCATTAGGGTTAAGTCTAGGAAATGGTCAATTAACCCTACCTTTTTATACTACTACATCTTCTTTTCCTGGAACAGCCGTAGGTTACTTGGCATTTGATTCTGCTGGTAATATCATTACAACCGCTTCTCCAGCGGGGGCAGTTACTTCAATCATTGCAGGAACAGGTGTAAGTGTAAGTTCTGCCACAGGAAACGTAACCGTTTCAATTGGGCAATCTGTTGCTACATCAGCTACACCATCATTTGATCAAGTATTTTTGACTAATAACGGTAATGGAACCAATGTTAAGATTGGAGATGATGTATGGTTAGGTGACGTTAATGCTGCAAACACTCTTGGTATTAAAGGTCAGCAAGATGCAACAGCTGGTTATATTACATTTGGTTCTGAATTATCTAATAAGTTAGGTAGAACAGGAACTGGAGCTTTAACTTGGGGCGGTAATACTATTTACCATGAAGGTAACTTAACAAACCTGAGCCAATTAACTAACGGTCCAGGTTATATTACCTCTGCAGCACTGTCAGGATATGTTCCTACATCTCGTTTAATTACTATTAACGGTACCTCATATGATTTAAGTGCCGATAGAACTTGGACAATTAACACAGTATCTTATACCTCAAGATTACAACACCAAGTTAAAGCAGGTGTAGCAATCAATAAGGGTCAGGCTGTTTATGTTACAACTGCCGATGGAACCAATATGATTGTTGGTTTGGCTTCTAATGCTTCTGAGGCCACATCTTCTAAGACCATGGGTCTTTTGGATGCCACAGTTGCTATTAATGGATTTGCCAATGTAGTAACAGAAGGTCTTTTAGCAGGATTAGATACCTCAACTGCTGGTGCAGCAGGTGATCCTGTATGGTTGGGAACAGGAGGAAACTTAATTTACGGTTTAGCAAATAAGCCATCTGCTCCTGCTCACTTAGTTTTTATCGGTATAGTAACCCGTAAGAACAATAGTAACGGAGAAATCTTTGTTAAAGTACAGAATGGATTTGAGTTAAACGAAATTCATGATGTAGATATCAAGACAACTGTCCCCGTAAATGGACACATTTTAGGATTTGACGGAACTCTTTGGGTAAACAAGACTATTGCTGGTTGGTTAGGCTACACTCCTGCCAATGCAAGCGGTACAACAAACTACATTTCTAAGTTTACAGGCTCTACTACTTTAGGTAATTCTCAGATCTATGACAATGGAACTAATGTAGGGATAGGAACAGCGACTCCTATTTATAACTTAGAGGTGTCTTCAGTAGGATATACTGGTTTTGGAATAATGTCGGGTGCAAATAATACTGCTGAGATAGGTTTTCAGAATAGAGGGTATGGTCTCCCAAGATGGACAATACGTGCGATAGGTGCTCCAGATGGTTCTTCTGGAAATTTAACTTTTCAAAGATTAGCCTCTACATTTCCTCTTACTATAACATCTAATGAAAATTTACTTGTAGGAACCACTACAGACGCAGGATACAAGTTATATGTTAATGGTACAGGATACTTTGCAGACAATCTTAAACTTCAAACAGGTATCCTTTCTTTTGATGGAGTAGCAGGTTACTGGGGTAATGCTATTAAGTATGAGACTGGTCAATTAAACTTATACCAAAGTGGAGACTTACACTTAGGAGTAGGTGGAAGTAATATTACCTTATATAAAAATACTAAGATTCCTCATAACCAACGCTTTACAGCAGGAGGATATAGTAGTACAGATGGTATTACAATTTGGGGTACACAAAACGCTTCTGCTGGTGGAGACGGATTTGTAGGTAGAAACTTATATTATAACGGAACAAACTACATATATGCAAGTACCAATGACAATAATCTTTGGGGTACGATAGCAGGTATGCGAGTAGTAGGTAGCGGTTCTAATGCTTTAGAATTTATTGCTAGACCTGCAACAAACTCTGGTTTAGATGTGGTTGCTTCTGACCTAGATTCCTACAAGAGAATGGTTATCAGCTATTCTGGAAATGTAGGTATTGGTACTACTAGTCCAGGAGCTCGTCTTGATGTATCTAGCAATGGTGGAAGACTTAGAATTACTCAAAATGCAAATGCCTCTACTTTTAATGGTTTAGAGTTTGTAGACTACACTGGTGTAGTGGATGGAGGTCTTATATGGAATCAAAACACAGGTGAAATAAGACTAAATTCTGCTGCATCATACTTCCCTACATTCTATTCTAGTGGAGTAGAAGTAATGCGTATTAATACTACAGGCAATGTTGGTATAGGAACTACTAGTCCAAATGAAAAGTTGACCGTTGTTGGTAAAATATATGCAAATCCCTATCACCCGGCCGTTATAAGCGGTGGAGGCAGCCCATACTATGGGTCAAACCTTACACTAGCAAGTGATATTGGCGCTACCGCTGGAGCAGTTCGTGTTTGGTCAAGATATGACGGCAGCGGATATGCCGCAATGTCATTTGAACGAGCGACCAATTCTCAGGCATACGGGCAAGATCCGCAGCTGCTTACGTATAGCGAGACAATGCGCATCAGCGGAACGGGCAACGTAGGTATAGGTACTACTGCGCCTGCGCAACAACTGCATGTTACCCAAAATATAGCATTAGGTCTTACTGGAGGAACTATAGGAGATACTAATAATATCTTATTTCCTACTGTAAACGGAACACATACTTATGCACCTAATGGTATATTTTACACTAAAAAAGGTAGCTGGGGTGGACAAATAGATATCCGTACAAGTTATGATTGGGGTTACGCTACAGATAATGCTAAAATCAGTTTAAATGGTGCAGAAGGGAATGGTATAGTTTTTTATACAGGAGCATCAGCACTGGGCTCTACAGAAAGAGTACGCATTACTTCTGACGGTAATGTAGGTATTGGCACTAATAGTCCACAAACTGGGTTTAAGTTAGATGTAAATGGTTCTACTGTAACTAGAGGGGAAATTTATTCTAATTCAGATATAATTGGATTTGGTGCAAACGAAAACTACAAAATAGCAGAATCAGGTAATACATGGTTAGCAAAAACTACAGGGAACGTAGGTATTGGAACTAGTAGTCCTAATGAGAAACTTCATGTATCTGGTAACAGTGTTGGAATTACTATTGATGGAACAATAGCATCAAGAACCTACTATAATAGAGCTGGAGCATACATTTGGTCAACAGGTCTTAGAGCAGGAGACACTAAGTTTCATATTTATGATGAAAGATCAGCTGATAGGTTTGTAATAGATGATTCAGGTAATGTAGGAATTGGTACAACAAGTCCAGGGTTTAAACTTGATGTTAATGGTGCTGCAAGAGTAAATCAAGGAGGTGTAAATGGTTCTGGTCAAGCATTAATAGTTGCAGGATCTGGAGATGTCCAATTAACAGATGGAGGTTCTTTATTTTTTGGATCATACGACTATGGAGGATCAACATATATTAGAGCTTATGATGATGGCAATATTATGTATTTCTATCTCAACGGCACTAATATGGCTTATTTCAGAAATGATAGAGCATACTTTAATGCTAATGTTGGTATTGGAACATCAAGCCCTACTCAAATTCTTCATGTAGCAGGTAATATCAGAGTTACAGGAGCTTTCTATGACTCTAATAACCAAGCAGGTAGTGCAGGACAGATTCTTAAGTCTACAGGTACAGGTACTGACTGGGTAAGCTTAAGCGAAATTACAGGGGTAGATGGATCAGGTACAGCTAACTATGTAACTAAGTGGAGTGATGCAGACACTGTTACAAACTCTTTAATTTATGATAACGGCACTAATGTCGGCATAGGTACAACTTCACCTGGTTATAACTTTGATGTAAACGGACAAGTAAGAGTACAAGATAAACTTAGAGTAGGAACTGTAAACTCTGGTAACGGAGTAGTACACATGTCCTCAAGTGCTACTATCAACCCTAATACTACTACTATTGTATGGGCACAGAATGTAAGCGTAGGTATGTGTGCCTTCATTGAGTACTACATTTTAAATGATACTTCACTTACAGATCAAAGAGCTGGTACAATTATGGTTACCTGGAATCAATCAGGAACGCCTACAATCGCTCATACGGAAACAACTACACCTGACATAGGGTCAACTATAGCTGTTAACTTTACAAGCTCTCTAGTGGGCTCAGATGCAAGAATTAACGCAGTCAACTCAAGTGCTAATCCTTATACGATAGTAATGAGTTATAAATATTTCTAAAAAATACATTGTTGGACAGTGAAAACAATAAAAAATGGCAAACGAATTTAAAGTAAAAAATGGCCTGATTGTATCGGGAACAATCACAAGTACAGGAGTTTTAACGGTAGATACCGACATTTTAACTAGAAGCAAGCTTCAAATCTCTAATGGAAGATTGTTTGAGTTAATTGGAACTTCTACTGCATTAAATATATATGATGCTTCTGCAGGTGCTTCCAGAATATATATTACTGATAGTGGTAATATAGGTATAGGAACTACATCTCCAACTAAAAAACTAGAGGTTGCAGATAGTGACATTAAAGTAAACGGAGTTACTATAGGTAAGGGTCCAGGCACTATTTCTGGTAACTCTAACCATAATATTGCTTTTGGTGTAAACAACTTCTCATCTTATTCTATTGCAGATAGGGCACATATTGGAATTGGATATAACGCCTTTCAAAACATAACAGGAGGCTACTACAGTATTGCCATTGGAGGATATGCAATGGATGCTGTTATAGATCCTGATGAGTGTATTGCAATTGGATTAGATGCAATGGGTAGTGCTACATATCCTGGATACAGTGTAGCTATTGGTAATGGGTCATTGTTTTCAGACACAGAAGGATATGGTAACATAGCCATAGGAGCTAGATCAGCTAACTATTTAAACAGTGCTTTTGGTGGCTACGGAGAAAATACAGTTGTAGGAAACTCTGCCGCTTTTGCTCTTAAAAATGCTAGAGAAACAACAGTATTAGGCGCAGGAGCATTATGGGGTAGTACTAGTCATACGAACTTGAGTAGAGGAAATACAGCAGTTGGTGCATACTCTGGAAACTCTTGGGTAAGTGGTCGTGATAACATTTGGTTAGGTTACGGTGCGAATGGATTTTCTAATGGTTCTTATAACGTAATTATAGGAGCAAACGTATCTAGTACCGCTATTGATGGTGCAGGAACGCTTAATAACTCTATTGTACTTGCCGATGGACAAGGTAATGTTCGTATATTCTCAAACTCAGTAGGGAATGTGGGTATCGGAACTACTAGTCCTGCATACAAATTAGATGTTACTGGAGGCGATGTTAGACTTTCTCAAAACTATAGTAAAGTCAAAATAAACGGAATTGATTTACTTGGATATGGTAGCGGTAATCTATGGCAATTAGGTAATAGTAATTACTCATCGCTTGTACTTTCTACAGATTGGAACTGGGATACGCAAGTTGAGTTTAAGTACATTCCTGGAACTATAGGAGCGGTATCGGGTATATTGCAAATAGGTCAATTACAGAAAAATTCTTCAACTTGGACTCACGGAAGAACTGATTTTTACGCCAATGGTTTACTCATTGCTAATGTTAATGGGTATGGTGTCGAAATAGGACGTGAAGCAGGATCAAATCAAAAATTTGTTGTTGATGTTACAACTGGAAATTGGATTCTTGATGCGTATAATAGCGGTACTGAAATAGGTGGTATTCATGTTAACAACGGAATACTTACTGTTCAAGGTTCATCAGGAAATGAAGTAAGACTTGCTACTTCTGGAAATGCAACGTGGAATGGTGATATAATCGCCACAAGACCTTGGGTTCAAGCACAAGGATTCTTAACTTCGGTCTCAGACGTATGGGTAAACACCACAGGTGATACCATGACAGGTAGTCTTGCATTTGTTAACGCTGCAAA